AATCGATGACCTTCTTCTTTGCCATGAGATAATTGTTACCTCTCTAGAAGTTGAATTACAGTTTCGACACGCGCTTCAAGTCTAGTGATTCGGTCATTCATAGAACTGCCGCCATTGGGCTTTAGCTCTGCCAGGTAGTGCTTTACTAACCATCTGACTGAGCCAATAAATGAACCAATAACGGTCGTAGCAGCAACAGCAAGCGCCGCTATGTCCATCGCACTCATTATCTTTTTGGTGTTGCATACCCGAATACGCCTGAAAGAACTGCGAATAGGATTGCTCGGTAGTCGATGTCAAAGTTAGTGGCTGACCATGCAGCTAGGAATGCACCTGCTGCTAGAACGATTGGATTCTTCATTATTCTCCTAGTTTAACTAGTTCTTCTTGGTGGATCTTGATTGCATTGTCAAGGATTGCAAGGGCATCGTCAGCAGCTTTGATTGCTTCTGCATTGTCTCCTGCTACCTGCTTATTGATTGAGTGCTGGTATGCCTCAGATGCGAACTGCGCGATGCGCTGCTCCAAGATTGACTTCTTCTGATCGTTGCTGAGTAGTGCTGAGTAGTCCATGTTATGCCGCTCCTAGTGTTGTGATCGTGCCCGATGAGCCTCTGTATTTCAGAGCCCCTGATTCTACATAAATTAATCCACCACCTGATGGATTTGTGCTTGGTACTGTCGCAGCATTTGGAATGAATACGACTCTTGCTCCGCCACCAAATGATGCAACGGCATTAGAACCAGCAAGAACGACATTTCGACCTGCTTGAACACTTAAACCACCAAGACCATCGTTGGCAATTAAGTTTCCTGCTGCAGTTGTAAAGACTAATTCTGAGAATGACATTCTGCCGCTTACTTGTACTGTGGCAACAGCAGTTCCAGCACTGTTCTGCCACTCTTGTAAATTGGCTGTCTGAGATGCGGCAGCACGAACGATAAATCCTTTATGAGCAGCATTTCTTGTGTAGACATAAATTGCATCGGCTGAGTTTGTTTCAATGTATGAGCCTGTAGATGCAATACTGTCAATATAACGAACACCTAAATTGCTACCGACATTGAACCTACCAACAACCGTTCCATCGCTGTTTTGCCACTCTTGCAAATTGGCAGTCTGAGATGCTGCACCTCGTAAAGTCATTGGCACTACTGCCGCACTATTAACTCTAAATAGTGCGCGACCGTTAGAAGCCTGAGCAAATGATCCTGTGCTGCTAAAATTGATGTTACCTGCTGAATCAACATAACTCAGAACCGTACCGCCGCTGTTCTGCCACTCTTGAAGATTGGCAGTTTGAGATGCTGCGCCGCGAACAGTTACTCCAACTGTTGCAGCACTTAAAGGAGTGACATTCACCATTGAACCAAAAGATGTGCTGCCAAATACTGCCGCTACTGTTGTTCTAATATTTCCACCTGCTGAAACAAAACTTATAACCGTACCTGCGCTATTCTGCCATTGTTGTAGATCGGCAGTCTGTGAGGCTGCACCGCGGACAATTAAACCGACTGTACCTGCCGCAGCGTTAGTTGCAGACATTGTTGCATTTGTATCTGTGCCAACAATAAATCTTGGAATGCGTGACATCTTAGCCAAGACATTGCCGCTTGAGTCCTGCCATTGCATGAGGTCAGTTGATTGACCGGAAGCACCTTTAACAATCAAAGGTATGTTTGCAGCAAGACCAGCGTTTAGAGTTTGCGGACCAGTAGTAAATGAATTAGCAGCATCGAGTAATGGGATTGTTGTCCATTGTGTGTTGTAGTCAGTTGAGTTGATCTTGGTAAGAGCTTGTCCAGTAGTGCCGCCTGCAACTACTCCTGCGCCTGTGTCACCCTTATCGCCCTTGTTGCCTGTATCGCCTTTAAGACCCTGTGCACCACCTGGACCAGTAGGACCTGCTGGACCTTGAATACCTTGAGGTCCCTGAGGACCGACATTGCCCTGTGGTCCTTGTGGACCTGTTGGACCTTCTGGACCACCTGATGGACCTGCTGGACCTTGTGCACCGCGAGGACCTGGAAAGAGATTATTAGAGCTTATAGTTACTCTAGCCATTGGAGCCTCCTAGCATAGGGATGTTAAAAAACGACGAATCATTGTCCGCAGCTTGTGCAAACGAGATGTGGATGTGGTGACGATGGGCATTAATGCCTGTGTATTTGACCCATCGCCAAAAGGATTTGCGTGAGCAGATTTTGCCCATGTGGATAATGTAAGTAACTCGTCCTGTTGATTTTGCATATTCTCGAATTTGATCTGCAAGATAAACGGAAGTTCCTTTTGCCCTGTTGAGATCAGCATCAATGTCGATGGCACGAACCCATCCCTGAGCATCTGGATTGTGATCAGACTTGCGCGGAGAGTGTTTGGTATCACCGATCCACCCATCGGAAGCTCGATCTCGATCTGGGAAACTGTCATCAATCTGTTCTCTGAGTTGGATGGCGGATTTACTTAATCTTGGCTTCATTAGTTTGAGCCATAGACCTTTACTGTGCCGCTAGTGAAGGTTACAGAGCCAGTCAAAATTAAGTCAATGCGATTGATTACGCTGGCTGAGTTCCATGATGCTCGACCTGAATTAGAGTCTGCACCGCTTGAGGATGCATGCCAATAAGCAATATCCTTGGTAACTTGGTTTGCACCTGAAGCAATTAATGTCCCACTGTGATTTGTTGCTTGCGCACCTGCTCCTGAACCAACTTGGATAGATGATGCGACACCATTGGAACTTTGTTGAGTGTCGGTGGTCGAAATGTAAGCATAATTGCTTGCTGTATCTCCATTAAATGTGACAGTAAAATTAGCAACAGAACTGCTTACATCAACATCAAAGTAATAAAGTTTGTAATTACGATATTCAGCCAATGATGTAAAAGATACGGATGAGCCAGAAGTAGGTGAGGATGTGCCTAGTTCAACCCAGATAGTCGATGGTTGTGGTATTTGTATTGCACCCATTACGCGATCTCCATCCCTGAAATATGGAAGTTCACAGCTGTATTAGATGCTCCACCCTTAATTGTCTTTGTTGTTGCCAAAGCCTGTCTTAAATCAATGTAGATGGTTGAATTACCTGAAATGGTTGTGGCTGTATGGATAGCAATATCATCCAACGCCATTGTGAAAGTGTAGGCAGTAGATGAAGTATTAGTCACCGCAATGTTAGTTACGATGGCTGTTGTGCTTGCTGGAACTGTGTAAAGCACTGTGGTAGTTGTGGTTGTAGCTGCTCCACGGAATAAGGCTTTCGGTGTATTGGCCATTAGTATGCTCCCATCAATGCGGCAATGACTTGGTCTTGAACGGTGTTATCAGCGGATGAACCAAGAGTACGGATTGCCGATGCTCCGTTCTTGACCAATGCTGTGTCATCTGGGGTTGCCCAGTTAAAGTGAGTTGTCTGTGCCATTCATTGCTCCTAGTCGTATGTAGCCCATTGTACCGCAGCCCCTACCGCATTCCATGCAAGAGCGGCTGAGACATCTTGCCAGCGTGTAGGCTGGATTGAATAACTTGACTCGCTTGTGGTCAGGGAGATTGCAGCTTGATTGCGTGTTACTTGCAGAATCCAACCTTCTACGAATCCGTAGTAATTGGTCGGGATTAAAGGTACTGGAAGATTGTTGATCTCGATTGCCTCGCCCATCGTCATCTGAAGGAACTTGTCCAAGTCAGCCGATGAGACATTTGGCGAATCTAGTTGAATCGTGAAAGATGACATATTGAGTCTAGGGACTCGGCGCAGCGCAACGTACTTATCTGCTAACTCTTGAGCCTCGGCTGCGTGTTCTAATTCTGTCGTGATCGATGCTCCGAGCAAACCATAATTAGCAATAGATGTTGCATCACTTGAAGTCTTAGTGCCTGACTTCCATGTCAGATTGATTGAGTTGAGAATATCGCCCAAGCTCTTATTGCTCGAGACTGATCTCCATAAGATGTAATTCTCAGGGATAGTCATATAGCCATTGGCAGTTACATCAACGGATCTGCGAGATTCGTTAGCAAAGCCAACTTCTCCGTCTGCCGTCTCATAAATATAGCCGTTAGCCATTTCAGCATATTTAGCAGCTGTGGAATAAGCATCGGCAACGAATGCACCAGTTGCAGCAAACTCGTAGATACCTGGTGAATCGACCGTGTCAATAGTAACGCCTGCATCTGTCAAAATTGAAGTCATGCGGGCTGAGTCAAATTGCTTGGCATAGGAGGTTGAAAGAATGGTGCGAGACATAAGCGCAAAGGGTCCAACGGCTGTAAGTGTAATGACCGCGACTTCTTCGACTGATCCAACTGAAACCATGCGAGAGGCGATGTTTGTGACCTTGCCTGTAAATACTGTGCGTGCCACCGCTGAGGCGTTATCGACTTTGACTATCACTGAATCGTTAATCTCGAATGCGTAATCTGTGTCATCCCAATTTACGATCTCTACTGTGGCATAACCTGTTCGAGCCTGCTCCCAGTAGCTTGTGCGCCCATAGGTTACTGAGACCGCATTGATAGTCTTTGAGCTGTAATCAACCCCATCGACTGTAACTGTGCAATTAGGATTCCAGGTCATCGAGCGAATGTACTCAATCCAAGAGTGTTAAATGAACCGCTAGTGCTTGCCTCATTCTTTAGAATGCCAGCGATCTGTCGAGCAGTACCAGCAGAATCCACCGCGCCATTGACTGTGATATTGATAGCCCCTGCTCTAGCTGCATCCGCGCCTGAGACTGGAACCTTTGTAGGCACAGATGGAACACTTGAACCGATTGTGCTGATATTAGGCAATATGGGGATTGAGTTATATTTTTTGATTACAGCATCAATTGCATTGCTAGCGGCTTGAACAGCCTTTGTGATGCCTGAAATCACTCCACCGATGATGTCAATGATTCCACCAGCTATCTTGCCAACTGCCTTAAGCGCACCGCCTAATGTGACCACTAGGACTGGGACTACATAATCAACTAAGAATCTGCCAAAGTCCTGGAATGTCTCTTTGTTACGAACGATTGCATCCGTGATTGGCTTGAAGAACTCTGCGAACTTGCCAAGATTAGGAATGACCTTATTGACAATGAGATTGACTAGATCCTCGATGATAGGTAAAAGTCTTGCTCCGATACCTTCTTTGGCTTCATCAAATGCCACACGAAGTCGAGCGATACGGCCCTCATATGTTTCAGCATTAGCAGCAGCTGCTCCACCGAATAGATCGGTCAATTGCCCCTGTACCTGCTCGAATGACATGGTCTTAAGCTCTGCTGCACTCAGTCCGATACCTAAGCGACCAAGAGCTGCTGTATTACCCTCAAATGCTTTGCCAAGGCTGTTAGAGACGGCTTCTAATGGCTTGCCAGTCTGTGCAGAGATATCTAATGCAAGAGCAAGTAAGTCTTGAGCCTTATTGACATCGCCTGTTGCAACTGCTAGACGGCTCAACGCTGGGCGAAGGTTATCGTCTGCAACACCTGTCGCTAAAGATAGTTTGAGGATCTGATCCTCTGTTGCTTTGATCTGTTTATCGGTTGCGCCTGTGGCTCGCTCTAATGCACCAGCCAATTTAATCTGTGCTGCTTCATCTTCGATTGCAGCCTTAACTCCATCAATGGCTAACTTGCCAGCATAAGCACCAGCAGCAGCACCAGCAGCTAAGAATGCCGCACCTGCCAACTTGCCGAATTTGGAAACCTTGTCTCCGAAAGTTTGGACCTCTGTAGAGCTTTGCCCTAACTTCTTCCGTAAATCATCGACATCTGCAAGGATGGATAACTTAAGCGTTCTACTTCCAGCCATTAGTTATACTCCTTTAGAATCTTTCCGAATGCTTCTTCCCATTGTCTGACGATCTCTGGCTGGATCGCTCTCAATGTTGGATAAATGAAATAACCCGCATTGCCTCTGCCTGAGGATGGTGTGCGATTTGGGAACTGCTTAAATCGATTAGAACCGAATTCCATACCAGCCCATAGGTCACGAGTGGTCGCACCGCCTGAGAATCGCTGAGAGGCGAATCCATAAGAGAACTCGCCAATCTTTGATGATTTAGATATGCGAACACCATCTGCAATACGACGAGCAGCAACACCCGAAACCTGTCGGGTTGCCGCTGCCTGTTTGATCTTGTCAGATGCGAACTCTGCTAATGCTGAGGATTCCTTCTTAGCCTGAGTTACTGCCTCATCAGACATAGCCTTGAATGCTTGAGTTAGGGCGCGCAATTCTTTGCGGTCATAAGTGACTGCTTCACTTGCCATTGCGTTCCTCCAATACTTCAATCGCTGTCAGAATATCGCTGGCATCTTTCCATTCGCTCATCGGTATTCCTGTGGCTATTGCTAGTTCAATTAAGAGGCGGCTTACGCTTCCTCTGCTGTGGCTTTTGGGTTATCAGCTACTCGATCGAAATCGATTACCGACTCCATCCAAATCTCAAGAGGCTTGGTTGGCTTGCCTGCTGCATCTCTTTTGTATGCGCTATGGGCAACGAACAACAAATCCCAGATGCCTTGAAACTCACCAATGGACTTTGATGTTGCTCGTTCCCACTTTGCAAAATCTGGCGGATAGGCAGTCAATGTCTGCTCATCACCGCTGCTGTATTTAATTATGTATGTCTGTTGCATCTTTGCTCCCGTTAGTTAGATGTTAGCTGAATGTCTCTGTTGGAACACCCACGACTGTGAATGACCAAGTTTGTGTCTGTGCGCCTGGTGCTTCTCCACCGACTGATGGGAATACTGGCAACACGTTACAGGTAAAGACTGCGCCTGTAGCTGCTGTCAATGATACCGCCAATGTTGTGTTTGGTGCTGTCTCACATGCTGTCCACATTGCTTCGCATAGTGATGAGGCAACGCCCCAGTCAGATAGCAATGCAACATCTAGTGTCCATTGATCATCTGTGTGCTTGTAAGCCTTGCCATCTAATGTCTGAAAAACATCGATAGTTGCTTCGTTTGTTAGTGTAACGCTAGTGGTCTGAGCATCGTAATTTACTGTAGCGATGGTCAGGATCAGGTCGCGCCCTGTGATTACTGTTGTTGGCACTTGTTCTCCTTAGGCTGTCTGCGTGTACCAAGTGGACACGCGAATGTCTGCGACCAGTAAGTTACTAGCACCCACTGTTGTCACTGTTGGTCGATCTACTGCTGAAACCTCATACCCTGCTGGGATGACGGCTACAACACTTGTGATTAGTTGCTCGATATTGTCGAGGCTTGCAGGGTTGCTGTTATAGGCAACGCAGCAAGTGATGGTCATATTGACTTTGCATCTGAAAGATGATTTACCGATTGTGTCAAATTCAAGGTATGGTGAATCTGGCACAACTACAACAGCAGGAGCAGGAATCTGCTCTGGCACGTATGAGAACACATTAGCGGCAACGCCTGCGAGAGCTGTGGCTAATGGTGTGCGGACTGCTGAGAGTATCGTTGATGGCATTATTGAGCGATGCTTCCTACATCAACGATTGACCCAAGCAAGCCCGATACGCGATTGTAAAGTGAGCGACCCATGCGGAAAGGTGTTGGAGCAAAGTCCACGCCTTCGATCTGTCCACCAGGAGCAGTACGAGATTGGAATACTTCTACTGATACGACTGTAACGGCTGTCTCTACTGCTGCATTACCAACGTATGTGGCTGCGCCCGAAAGAGTAGCAAGTCCAGAAGGGATTACATTCTTTGAGATGATGTCTGCGTTAGTAATAGCAACTGAGAACGCATCATCATTGAGAAGTGATGTAGTGACTGTGTGTGTACCATTGAAAGGAGAACCGCAGCCTGTAATTACTACCGATTGACCTTCTCCGAATGGGTTGAGATTTACTGTTGCAAAGTAAGCGACATTGTCTGTCAAAGATACTGCATCGATTGCCACAGAATAAGAATTAAGAAGTGGAAGGATGACTGCTTCTGCTGTGTCGATGATGTCGTTTAGAACGGCATCAGAATATAAAGAGACCGAAACACCAAGCACCGTACGTAGCTCGGAAGCTGTGATAATAGTTGGCATTTCGATCCTCTCTATACTGCTGGCGGGGAGATCGGGAGCAACCCCCCCGCCATGATTAGTTAGTTATTATGTAAGGTTAAAGCGACGTACGCCTCCGCCAAAAATTGGCGCAATGGCATAATAACCATACATGGCAACCTGCAACTGTCCATTGGCTAGTGCCTGAACCTGCAGAGTTGTTGTTGGTGATTCGTAGTAACGGAATGAATCTGGAGCAACGATGAACGCTGACTCGTCGATCAATGTTGTTACTGACATGTGTGGATCAACAGCAAGGTTAAGTCCTAGAACCTGACCTGTGATTGATTGTCCTGTTACTGCACCTGGAGCGTTTGATGGCTGCGCTGCTGTAAATAGTGGACGGTTTGTTGTGTCATCTGCACCAAGGATTGTCTCCCACCATGCTGTGTTAGCAACAAGGTTTGTAGCGAACTTGCCTGATGCTGCGTACGCTGCTGGAACTTCCTTAGCGATGTATGACTTTAGACCTGCGATTGTTGCAGCTTGTGTTGATGCTGCTGTACCTGATGCAGTAAATGCTGCGATCATTGCTGTGTCTGTGTACTTAGAATAAGCATCTGCCAATTCACGCATCAACTGATCGTAGAATACTGGTGAGCTGCGATCTAACAATTCCCAAGATATGGTTTGGATGCCCGCTGCTTTTTTGACATCAACCGTAATATAGGTTGAAGCCATTTCAGTACCACCAAGTGCACCGTTTTCTGCTTCGATGGTGATTGATGGAGCAGTTGAGATCTTAGGCAATGTGAATGACATTCCTGATGCTGGAAGTACGCCACGTGATACTGCATCAACGGCTGGACGGCCAGAGATTGTATTTGTTGCGAACTCGTTTAGGTGTGGTGCAAGAGTTAGACCAGTATTTGTGCTGGTGTCATCTGCTGCCTTTACATACTGGCGTGAATCTTCATCGCCTAGTGATGCCTTGATTGTGTGCTCGAGGTATGAACCTGCTGAGACGATTGGTGAACGTGGTGCTGTGTAGAAGGCTGGGCGTGGAGCCGCTGCTTCTACCTTGTGAGCTTCTACCGCTTCAGTTACGGCAGGAGTCTCTGGAACGGTAGTGTCTGACACTTGTTCTCCTTCTGGTTGAACTTCTGGGACGGTTGTCTCAGAAACTTGTGCATCTTCTGATGCTGCTACTTCAGCAACTCGCGCTGAGTCGATTGCTGGATCTGTTACAAGTGATGTCTCGATGATTCGAGAAGCTGAGATGACCATAACGCCATCCTTGTTATCCCAAGCATCTACCTTGACACCGACTGAAAAGCCATCGCGTAATCCGTCTGCTGCTTCAACTAGTGAATCTTCACCGGCCATTGTGTTAGCAATCTTGAATACTGCATCGATACCTGAATCGGTAATTTCGTATGAAAGTAACTTGCCGATTGGACGAGTGCGATCATGTTCTAGAAGTAACTTCACATTTTTATTAAACTTGATTGAATCTGCACCGAATACTGTTGGACCAGCAGATGTATTGCCCTGCTCTCCCCAGGTAACGATGCGACCAGAGATTGTGCGAGCATTTGAGTCTGCCGCTGTTAGTGTAATTGGGACTTCGATCTTCATCGGATTAAGTCCTCCTCCTCTTGGATCTGTTCTATTGACATTGCGCCAATAGTGTTGAGAATCTGATAAACCTGTGCACGCTCTAATGCGTTACCGCGTAGGAAGTCATCTAAGTCAAAGCGAATCTCTGTTGTACTTGGAGAGATGTCTGGAAGTGACAAGCGTTCTTCGATTGCTGAAAGAATCGGACGAAGTGAGAAGTCCACAAGTGATCGGCGTTCAGAAGTGGCGTTGGAGTATGTCATCGAGGTTGATTCCGCGGAAAGGAAGTACGCTGGAATGCCTGCTGCGCGAGCAATTTCCAACGCCACATATTGACGAGCTTCTACCAACTGCAAAGCCTTTGGATCGAATCCAACTGATTGCATTTCGACATCTGCATTTAAGAATGCTGTTGAACGAGTAGCACGAGCACCGCGCCATGCTTCAAGCAGCTTTGCGATGCGCTCTGAAGTTAGGTTCGTACCGTTTGACTTTAATACCATTGATGGGACTGGCTCTTTTGCGTAGTTGAGTGCAGCCTTCTCGAGTTCTACTGCTGCTGCAACTGTGCGGCCTGATCGGGTTAGAAAACCCTCATCGTACCCATCAAAACGAATGATGCTACCAATGCCTGCGATTGGAGCCATAACACCATCAACTAAGTAACCATCGATTGCTGTCATATTGCTGTTAAACTTTTGTGTAACACGCTTTGGATCGATGCGAGTCCATGCGCGAACTCGTCCATCTTCTGCATAAGCATCGAGGACTAATCCGAAGCCAACACCATACATCCAGATGTCTTCTGCAAGCCAGTTATAAACTACGAATCCTGAGACTCGTGGATCTGGTTGATTGATAACGCGTAAAGGTTCGACATGTTGTCCAGTAATTTTGTTGTATTGCTCAAGAGGTAATGAACCGATTGTGCCGCAGATAATGTTGCGAGCTCTTGATACTGCTGGTACTGACATCGCTGTTGCGCGGTCGATTGCAGTAGGTGCATTCAATGTGCCGTAAAGAGATGAGGCAAGATTGAAAGGAGTGAGTGAAGCCTCGACATCGACAGTCTTTTGAACTGGAGCCGATTTCGCGAATAAATCGAAGAATCCCATTAGTACTAATTGTACCATATGTCCGAATTATCCGATTACAATATCATCCTCTGATTCAGGGCGTGTCGCAAAGTGGGAAACCATCGCCATGCCAACGGCTGCACAGATTGTCGAGTTTGAGACCTTGCGACCTAAGTACCAGCCGCCATCCTTAAAAGGTAATTTCACAGCTGAAAGAACTTGCTTGGTCAGCTCCTCCTGCTGCGTATGAACGAGCCTCTGTGACGTAATAGCCGAGAGCATCTCATCGCATGCCTGTCCATAGACTGCCCCATCGATCGGAGTCGTGGGAATGCCAGCAGGTGTAAGCCTTGCAGCAACCGCTCCAGCAGTCTGACGAGAATAAGCAACAGTCTCGACCGAGTACTTACGAACCCAGTCGGCAATTGAGTTAGCCATCTGTTTGTCATCAAGATTGACTGGGTTGGCATAAGTATCTAGCAAGACAACCAAGAATTTGTCATTAGGTAACCGCTGAG